CGAGGGAGACCACTCTGAGGAGATGGTCTCGTGTTGGCGCGTGTTGAGCGCTTACTTGCGCGTGGCTGTTGTTTTGGTTTTGGCGCCATTGCGATGGTATCTGCAGGCGTCTTTTCTCGTACAGTCGTTGAAACTGTGTCGCTTACGTGGTGTCTGATTGACTGGTTGGTGCTTTATTTTCTGCGAGTGCGGCGATGATTGTTTGGATGCCACGGTCGACGGTTTTGCTGTCGACGACGTGGGTGTACCCTCCATGCACTGTGAAGTGGTTATGGCGGGTGACGGCTGCTGTAAGAGATTGTCGGAGATGGGACTCGACTCTCCTAAGCCAATCATCACGGGATTTGCAGAGGTCTTTGAAATTATCGTCACTGAGGGGCATTGTTCTAAAACTGAAGGCGTGGGGCCAAGTAAGTCGTGGCCAACTGCAGCATTGATCTTATGGCGAATGGTGTGGCCATTATCCAAGATAGCATCTGGTAATGAATCGACAGAAACAGCATTTTGTATTGCTGCTTCGATTGAATCGATTTCATCTGCAGTTAATTCCAACAACTGGCACATCAAATTCCGCAACAAGCCATCATTTTCTTGGGGGTAGGGACCCTCTTGAATTCGATAACTTTCCTCACCCGTCGTATTGAGTAGTTGATAACCTTCAACTTCAAGCAACTCAATCACGCGGCGACACCATGTTCCGATAATGGGCGTTAGCTTGTCGGTCACATAGTATCCTACCGCGCGGTTATAAAGTGCTTGTAACGGTGGTGTTGTGTCTGGAGACATCGTGAGGTGAAGTTTGGCCAATGTTCGCTCAGGATCCTGAACTGAGTCAAGATGCGTTGCTGGGCAACAGTAGACTCGACCGAGGAACGGTACGGGTCCACCTTGGAGCGGATGGAGGATGATTGAAACCAATTTATGGCCAAGTTTTGTTGCCACCTCTTCCAATTTTGCTGCCAATCCTGGGAGGTTGGCCCTGATGCGGTCATCTGATGCGCCAAGCACCCATTGTTGGACAATTTTCCATGCCTGTTCGGCAGTGTTGCCGATTTCTCGTAGTGCGATATAGTCATGACGTAAGGTAATGAGATTATTATCGTTGGTGGTTCCTGGTGATCCACTCAACTGTGAAAAGCCGGGATTATATTTCAATCCCTGCGCAGTAACCCCTTTTGGATTTCTATCGGCAGCGAGTATACGACTCAGCTGACCTCGATGTGCATGGGCACACCATCTCTGATAGACAGATTCTTTAAAAGCTTTGTCATCGGGCGAAACATGCCCGTCTAACCTGGAATAATCCGATAAAATAATGCCATGTTCATATTGGCAAATATCTTGCACACGCTGTGCAATCTTCGGAGGCTTCATGGAGGAGGCGAACCACTTTTGATCTTTGAGACAGTCCTCCTTAAAAGGCAACGTGAACCGACTGTAACTCAACTGATGTGATACATCCACCGTACTGATGTTGCGTGGATCAGTGACACTAGCATAAGCCTCACCTTTGATGAATGCTTTAACTTTGTTCACATATTCCGTGCTGACAGTGGATTTGGCTTGCTCGCTACGTCCGCGCTGAGCTGGTTTGTTCTGCAATTCGATTACATGTTCATAATCAAAGGGAACGCCAGTGGCGGTCTTTTCTGGGGGAACAATGAATTTGACTAGTTCCGCATCGTAGATTTTCCATGATGGTGGTGATTTTGCTGTATTCCGTACTTTGTCTATGCGACCGATGATTGTGGCATTGTCATTATTAAACGACTTTGCTGGAACAAATGCCGGTTCGGTTACAAGAGATGGGGCTACACTTCTGCCAACTGGCTTACCATCCTCATGCACAAGGGGAAACAAAGTTTGGAAGTTCCGCGCTTGTCCGAGGACTGCAGTAGATGATATTTTCCCACACTGGGTTGCTGGTTGTTGCAGCAATTTGAAGAGAATTGGCGCCTTCAAAGGCGAGTTGTTGACATGTTCGGCGTTGAGGATGCGTTCCACATCAGCAATGACTGGGTTCTTACTTTCACCACGTCTCACGACAAGAGCGTCGTATATTGACTGGGAAATGGTCACTGCATTGGAAGATCCTTCCACGGCGACAGAAATGACTTGATCCGTGATATTGCGGATACAATTTACTCCATTGTTCGTTGGTTGCAAACGTGGGAAGCCATAGCGTGTTGGCTTGAATGGACATGTGTTACGAGGGTAGGTAGCAACAGGATATAACCCGATAATTCGGCGATTTGGATCGTCCTCTACAATATGTTGCTCTATAATGTACACAATGGTGTTTCCATATTTATCACGTACAATAACATTGTCTCCGCTGTAATCCCAAAGTTCATGGTGGTAGGTTGCTCCTCCTTTGACGCTATAGCTAACCATATTATTGGTAATGGTATAGCTGGCATCGAGGGCGACTCCACCGGCTTCGGTTGGGACGAATGTATATAACATGATTGGGTTTCCCAATTGGAGAAATTGGTTGATGTCGCAATAATAATCGACATCAATCATCAAAAGCACATGTTGATCTGTGACTTTATCATCTCTGAACTCTTTGTCCAAGTCCTTCTCCATAAAGTAATAGCGGCAACCATCGTATTGGTCGCGCTTTGACATCGACACGCTATATGGTTTAAATCCGGCACCGATGACGATCTTTTCAAGGTCGACAGCGACGGAAGTGCGTAGCGATGCTGCTTTAGGATG